AAGGTATATTCCTCAAACGGTCTTGGTGGCAAGACACAAATCGTAACAATGAGCAAGAGCTCAATCAGCAACGCTGAAATGCTTGCAGCAATCCGTGCAGCAGAAGCAGAAGGCAACACAGTTGCAGGTACTATCAAAGCAACTAACGTTCTAACACTTGCAGTACAAGGCGCAGGTATCACTGCTGGTTCTAACTACGGTGCATCAGGTGTAACAGCAGCAGTTGTTGCAACTTTCGAAGACTAATAGTTTTTAAACTAATATTAAAAGGGTTCGTATTTAACGGACCCTTTTTTTATGACCAATAAGTACAATATGAAATTTAAACTTACTACACTTATAGATATCACTGATGCACAAGCTCGCAAAGGCGACGATATAATCAAAGTAAATCAACAACAGAATTATCTAACAGCACTGCAAACAGTTTCATTGCGTTCAAATCCTACAATAAAAAAATCAACTTGCGAAACAACAGATGTACACATTGGCAATTACAAAGGAGTACACAAGGTATGGCATCTAATTTTTGAATTTGAAGGATACTATGATGAACTACATCAATTACTATTAGATGACTTAAACCTTGTACCAGTGATTGTACAACTAGAAGAAACAATCAAAATGGCTGTGTCTGCATTTATTACCAAAGGCGATAGCATCAACACAACACTCGAAAAAATTGACGAATAGCATAAATATAACAGTTAGGCATTTAAACAAGGCTCATTCCTGTCGCAACCGTTGGAGTTATTAAATGTCGACCACTACAGATCTTGAAAGAACCAGTTTAGAAGCACATGTTGATTTGTGCGCAATACGTTATGACAACTTGGACAAGCGTCTTAGTAAAGTCGAAGAGAAGCTGGAAGAACTAGCTGACACTATGAAAAATGCAAACACTGCATTGATCAAGGTCATAGTAGGAGCAGCAGGTTCAGTAGTAGCCAGTTTACTATCGGTAATTGTAGTTGTTCTTATGAACGGTTAAGTCAGCATAAATAATATATGCTGTTAAGAGATTTATTTCAAACATTAGACGAAGAGTCTGTAATAGAAAAGCAGATATGGGGACGCAATGGAAACAAAGTGGTTCGCAAATATCGCTGCTCTGGCGGGCGCCGTAACGGGCGTGTCGTAAGTAAAATGAATGCGTGTTTTGCGCCGTTGGATATTAAACAGAGTGCAAGATTCAAAAGACTAAAATCCAGAATTGGCGACAAGATGTCACGCAAGGCCAGAAAAACCAAAAGAGTCAATCCGGCAAGTAAACGAGTACAGGCAATGAACAGATAAATGAGGAAATACAGATGAAAGCAGATGAGTTTATAACCGAAGACGATCGCTTAGATGAAATACTTCCTCTATTGGTTGGTGCAGCTAGAGGTGTAGGCATGGCTGCTAGAGCTGGAATCGGTGCTGCTAAACTCGGAGCAAAAGCAGTTGGCGCAGCCGCAAACGCCGCCGGTGCTGTAGCAAAAGGTGTAGGATCTGCTGCAAGAGCAGTTGGATCTGTTGCCAGCGCACCATCTAAAGGTGTAGGTCAACAAGCAGCTAGCAAAGTTGCAGGAACAGCCAAAGATAAAGCATTAGACATAGCAAAAGATCAATTACTAAAGCCAGGTAGTACAATAACACTTCCTAGCGCAACAGGACAAGCCGACTATAAAGTATCTAGTCTAAGAGGAAATGATGTAGAACTAGATAACCCGGATGCACAAAAGGATCCGACACAACCAACTAAACTTTTATACAAAAAAGATAATATTAAAAAGAACATGGCAATATGAAAATAACTGATCTTGAAATTTATACTACAAATGAAGAGAAGAAGTTGCTTGACAAGCTACAAAAACCATGTTACTTTGAAACATTATCTGAAAGAGAACAGCACGTTAGCGAAAACTTAGTAAGAAAAAGTCTTCTAAGAAAGATCAGGTATAAAGGAAGTACAGTGGTGTTGCCAAATGAAAAACCTTGACGAAGCATTACAAGAACTCGAAGAAATTATCAATCAACAACTTGATAAGCATGTTATTCCTGTTAAAGCAGGAAACACAATCCGCATTGGGCCTATGATCATTAGGAAAAGTAAGTCCGCTGGATATATCGTAATCGATAGTAAAAAAAGTAAACAAGTCGAAAACACTTTTAGTAAGCCTGCTGCAATTGCAGTTGCAAAATCATATTTAAAAAACAGAAATTACAATCGTGTATTAGCATACGATACTCTTCTACAAAAGAATTATAATGATATTGCTTTTTATTATAATATCATTTCTAACAGCAGCGATGATTCACGCAAAGAATCAATCACACATAGGTTAGAAATAGCACATGACAAGATTGACAGTGCAACAGATTTTCTAGAAGAATACATTATGCGCGACATGTGATAAATAATATAAACACAATTCCGGGAATTAACAACATGAACATAAGAGAATTTGGAAAGCCAGTAACTTCAAAAAGTTTAAACGAAAGCCTTGCTTCTCGTTTTGGTAAAAAGATTGATTTAAACAGTTTTACATTAGAGCAGTTGCAAGACGCTCGTAACAAACTACGCACAAAGTTGTCTCAAGTAGAGACAATGGAAAGCTTCAACAAGGTTCAAAACGAAACCTATCAAAAGTCAAAGTTGATGCTAGACGTGCTGAACGCAGCAATCAGCGAGCGTGGCGACATTGACGAAGAGTCAATTGAAGAATCAATGGTCACCGAAGGCGCAGAAGATCAAGCAGAGCTTGTAATGGCTGCTAAAGAAATGGTAGAAAAAGTCACAGGCTGGATGGAAGACACTGCTGAAATGCAAACAGAGTCAATGTTGAATCTTGCAGATGCTATCCGTGACGAAATGGGTCAAGAAGCTGCCGACATGTTTACCAACACAGTAAAGCCTGCACTTGACAGCTTGTATGGTGCACTTGAAGCAACCAGAACCGCACTAACCGGGGGTGTTGGACATCTAACTGGTGAAGAAGTAGCAACAGACACCATGGGTGCCGATGACGACATGACTGACATGGACATGGAACCAACTGTTGATGGCGAAGACGACATGACTGACATGGGCGCAGATGACGAATTTGCTGCATCAGAACCTGCTACTGGAGGCGATCTAGAAGCTGATCGTGCAAAGCGTGAGTCAAAAGATTACTCAGCAAAGAAAGCAGCCGCAGGCAAAGCTGATGGCAAAAAGGTTGCAGGTGCAGTCTTAAAGAAGCTTCGTGCTAAAGAAAGCATTGACGGATCTAGATTAATAACAGCTCTTTCAAAAAAAAAGTAACTGAAGGCATTAACGGCGAAGTTTTATTTAGAGTCCTATCTCTGTTGAAAAACAAAGGTAGGACTTCCTTCTCTATGGAAGAGCTGAACAGATGGATGGAAAACATGAACGCACCACAGTTTTCCTATGATACATTAAAGGCAGCACACGATACAGATCCGCGAATTGCTGAATTGATCAAGGACTTTACACAAGACACTGTTGAGTTAAAGACCAGCGAAGTAGACGATCTCGAAGTTGACAAGAGTCCAAAGAAATCCAACACTGTGAGTGCAATGGCTAGAAAAGCAGTTGACCTTAACGACTTGTAATGCTATAATTTTTTTATGTCCCTAATAAAAAATAAATTTATCTACGAAAAGCTAACAAGAGTTGAAGTAAACGGCAAACGAAAGTACGAAACTCCAGGAGGTACTCCTGTAGCAAGTGTTACAACAATTCTTGGTGAAACCAAAGATAAAACACATCTTATTGAATGGCGCAAGCGTGTCGGTGAACAAAAAGCGCAAGAGATAACTACAGAAGCATCAGGTGTTGGCACTCGTATGCACAAGTATCTTGAAGATTACATCGACTCTGGTGATTGGCCAGTCCCTGGAAGCAACCCGTATGCACAACAAGCCCACCAAATGGCCAGTACCATTAAGACACATGCACTGGATGATGTAAATGAAATCTGGGGTAGCGAAGTTCCTTTGTATATTCCTAGCCTATATGCAGGTACTACTGACTTGGTTGGATTGTATAAACAGCAACCTTGCATCATGGACTTCAAACAAACCAACAAGCCTAAAAAAGCAGAGTGGGTAGAAGATTACTTCCTTCAACTTACTGCCTACGCATTAGCACACAACGAAATACACGGCACTGACATCCGCGAAGGTCATGTGTTTATGTGCAGTCGTAACTTAGAATACCAACAGTTTGATATTTGGCCCGACGAGTTTGATTATTGGAAAGCCAAATGGTGGGACAGAGTGTATCAATACTATGAAAAGTTTGGCTAAATACTTAAAATAGTATTAGGAGAACATTCATGGCGATTGTCCAAATCTCAAGAATTCAGCACCGCAGAGGTCGTAAGTTATCTGGTTCTGGTATGCCTCAGCTGGCATCGGGCGAAATAGGCTGGGCAATTGATACACAGGAATTGTATATCGGAAACGGAAGTGTTAGCGAAGGTGCTCCTGCTGTTGGCAATACAAAAGTATTAACAGAACACGATAGTATTTTTACCCTAGCAGAACAATACATATACAAGCCAGATGTTGTACAAACTGGTGCAAGTTCAAGTGTTCCTGTAGCTAGAACCTTGCAAGAACGCCTGGACGACTTTGTTACTGCAACCAGCTTCGGAGCAGTAGGTGACGGTGTTACAAACGATACCGCAGCATTGCAACGAGCTATTGATCAGTTGTTTATTAATGCAGCTACCAAAGCAAATCCTTCCAGCAGAGTTACATTGTATATTCCAGCCGGAACTTACTTGATCACTGCTCCATTGAGAGTGTCTTCGTATGTAACACTTGCCGGCGCAGGAAAAAACAAAACCATTATCGTAAGCACAACAAGCGCATTGCTTGAAACTGTGAACAGCGACAGTACTCCGGGTGATTATGAGTCACATGATTTGGATACTGCATTAAATCAGCCTCGTAACCTTAACATATCGGGTATAACATTCCGTGCCGACAACGTAGCATATCCTGCATGGCAATTATACAACGTGAAGTCTAGTATTTTTGATGATATTTCTTTTTCAAGTTTATGGGAAACAGGCGACACAGAAGGACAAAATAGAGCAATTGACTTGCGTTCGTTAAGTACCGCAGTAACTTGCAATGACAACGTTTTTTCTAATTTTGAGATTGACGGATTTAACTACGGCGTGTATAGTGACTTTGATATCAGAGACAATGTATTCGAAAAAGGAAAATTTATTAATTGTAAACAAGGTGTTTCATTTGGATTAACTGCTAACGGATTTATTTTAGGGTCAGTTGGACAATTAACAGGACCGTTGTTTAATACAATTAAAAATTGTACGTTTGATTATATTGACGAACAAGGTATCAATGTAGACAACGGCGATTACAACTTGAGTTACAGTAATAAATTTTATAATGTAGGAAACGATGCAGGCTCCCCTGCATTGGCATTGTATCCTAACATCACATTTAATACTGCTACCAACGTATCTGACTTGGATTATTTTGCAAGAACACAGTCACTTAGTCCAAACGCTACAACTGATTTATATGCTGGTATAGAATACATTCCGGAAATCGAAGGCAGAACAAGCTATCGTAATTCTTACTACAGCGAAACTACTATCGGCTATCGCCCGAGTGCTCAGAACATATTAAAGTTTCCAATTGTTCAAGATGGCACAATTTTTATAGATTATATCTATACAGAAGAAACAAACGATTGTGTTAGAGAAGGTACACTAGAAGTAGTATGCAACTACTCTGACGCTGCATTGGTTGTTAATGATGTCTATACATGGGTAGGAGACACTGCCCGTGCGTCAGACATAACATTCACTGCTAGTTTTGTTAACTACGGAACTGCAACTCGTTTGCCGCCACTGGACGATTCAACACTTGGATACGATACTGTTGCAGTATTGGCTCAAAATATATTGCCATCTATATCCACAGACCGTTTATTATACACAGTAAGAGTAAAAGCATAATATATGTTTGATAAAAAATACGAAGAAAGGTTAGCAGCCTGGGTTGATTTTAGAAATCAACTCGAAACCTCCGATACCCCGTTTGAAGACATATTCAATTTTTATAATCGTGCGCCACTAGTTAAAATACAAGTTGACCCGTACGATCAGTCATCATGGTTGGATCCGTGGAGACTATTGTACGAAAACAAGTATTGTGACTTTTCTATTTTATTAGGAATTTTTTACACATTAGCATTAACTACAAGGTTTTCTGACTCCAAATTTGAGATACATATCTGTACCAATAAACATAAGTCTGAAATAAAATACCTATTGTTTGTTGACAACAATGTTATTGGTTATGACCCTAATAAAATACTTTTAAAAAATGATTTGCCTGCAACCTTATTAATCGAAAAAACATACGAGCTAGATATAGCTCAATAAATATTCAATCAAATAGAACAAGAAAAGGAAAAACTGATGATTTATGTCACTAAGCGCAATGGGTCGCGAGAAGCTCTTAACATTGAAAAACTGCATAAGGTAGTGTTTTATGCATGTGAAGATATTACAGGAGTGAGCGCAAGCGAAGTTGAAATAAAAAGTCAAATACAATTCTTTAACGGCATGAAAACCAGTGAGATTCAAGAAACACTGATCAAAGCCGCAGCAGATCTTATCAACGAAGACACACCGAATTATCAATACGTTGGCGGCAGACTTATCAATTATGCATTGCGCAAGGAAGTCTACAACGGCTACACACCATTTCACGTAAAAGAGCTTGTGGTTAAAAACACTGAACGTGGGTTTTACGATCCAGACTTGCTAGGATATTACAGCGATGACGAGTGGGAAAAGATCAACAGTTTCATCAAGCATGAACGTGATGAAAACTTAACCTATGTTGCTATGGAACAACTCCGCGGAAAGTATCTTGTACAAAATCGTGTAACAGGCGAAATATTTGAAACTCCGCAAATGTGTTACATGTTAATTGCTGCTACGCTGTTTAGTAACTATCCTAAAGAAACACGCCTACGTTGGGTAAAAGACTATTATGATGCAATTAGTCTACATGATATCAGCTTGCCTACTCCTGTTATGGCAGGCGTTCGCACACCGCAGCGACAGTTTAGCAGTTGCGTACTTATTGAGACGGGTGACAGTCTTGACAGCATCAATGCTACAAGTTCAAGCATTGTTAAGTATGTAAGCCAGAAGGCTGGCATTGGTATTGGTGGTGGTGCTATTCGTGCAATTGGTAGTCCTATACGCAAAGGAGATGCATACCATACTGGCATTATTCCTTTCTATAAAATGTTCCAAGCAGCAACTAAAAGCTGTAGCCAGGGCGGTGTGCGTGGTGGTGCAGCAACAATTTATTACCCCATTTGGCATCTTGAAGTAGAAGAAATGTTGGTGCTGAAAAACAACAAAGGCACTGAAGAGACTAGAGTACGTCACATGGATTATGGCGTACAATTTAATAAGTTGATGTATGAAAGACTTATTACAGGCGGCGACATTACACTGTTCTCTCCTAACGATGTTCCTGGATTGTACGAAGCGTTCTTTGCAGACCAAGCAAAATTCCGTGAACTATACGAAACAGCAGAACGCAATACAAGACTACGCAAGAAAACAGTTAAGGCAATTGAACTGTTTAGTTCATTCATAGAAGAACGCAAGAACACTGGACGTATCTATCTACAAAACGTAGACAACGCAAATGATCACGGATCGTTCATTCCAGAGCTTGCACCAATTCGCCAAAGCAATCTTTGTGCAGAAATTGATTTGCCCACCAAGCCATTAAATGATTTAAACGATCCGGAGGGAGAAATCAGCCTTTGCACCCTTTCCGCCATTAACTGGGGCAATATGAAAACAACGGCTGACTTCGAACGTGTATGTCGTTTGGCAGTGCGCGGACTTGATGCACTACTAAGCTACCAGGGCTATCCTATATTAGCAGCACAACTCAGCACTGAAAAGCGCCGCCCGATAGGTGTTGGTATTATTAACTTTGCATACTGGCTGGCCAAACAAAATCTCAGCTACCAACACATCACCCCCGAAGGGCTGGAGTTGGTCGACGAGTGGGCAGAAGCATGGAGTTACTACTTGATCAAAGCAAGTGCTGACTTGGCAGCAGAGCAGGGCGCTATACCTGGATTGATGGAAACAAAGTACGGCTATGGAATTACACCTAATCAAACCTATAAAAAGGATGTAGACGAACTTGTACCTCACCGTGAACGTATGCCGTGGGATGACCTGCGTGAACAACTAAAAACAACAGGTATTCGTAACAGCACACTGATGGCTCTTATGCCCAGTGAAACTTCAGCACAAATTGCAAACGCTACAAACGGTATCGAACCACCTCGTGCATACATTTCAGTCAAGCAAAGCAAGCACGGTGTTCTAAAGCAAGTTGTTCCAGAATACAAACGTTTGAAGAACAAGTACGATTTGCTTTGGGATCAGCGTAGCCCAGAAGGCTATTTAAAAATTATGGCAGTGTTTCAAAAATACATTGATCAAGGTATCAGCGTAAACACAAGCTATAACCCTATCTTCTTCGAAGACGAAAAGATTCCGATGAGCGTTATGTTGCAACACCTTATCATGTTCTACAAGTACGGTGGCAAGCAATTGTATTACTTCAACACCAACGACGGTCAGGGCGAAATTGATGTGTCAAAGATGTTTACAGTACAAGATACAGAAGAACCCGCAGCAGACACAGATGAAATGTGTGAAAGCTGCACAATATAATTGACATCGTTATGGTGTTATGTTAAATTTACAATTGCTATAGAAACGAGGTAAACTATGAGCGTCTTTGATATCCAGAACCGTGCAGATCATACAAAAGTATTGGCTTTTCTTGATCCAACCGGTGGACCCACTATCCAACGTTATGACACACTAAAATACAAATACTTTGATCAACTGACTGACAAGCAGCTAGGATTCTTTTGGCGTCCTGAAGAAATTGATATCTACAAAGATGCTAAAGATTTTAAAGCACTAACTGATCACGAGCAGCATATCTTTACATCAAATCTAAAGCGTCAGATCCTACTGGACAGTGTTCAGGGTCGTGCACCAGTTGAAGCGTTTAGTCCTATTGTTAGTTTGCCCGAACTTGAAAATTGGATCACCACTTGGACATTCAGTGAAACTATTCACAGTCGTAGTTACACACATATTATTCGAAACGTTTACAGCAACCCTAGCAAAATCTTTGACGAGATGATGGACATCAGAGAAATCGTTGATTGTGCTAGCGATATCTCAAAGTACTATGACGACTTGATTGAAACCAGCATGTATTATAATTTGCTCGGCGCAGGTACTCATACAATTAATGGCAAGACTGTAGTAGTTGATCTTTATCAATTAAAGAAACTGTTGTGGCTTACTCTTATGAGTGTTAACATTCTTGAAGGCGTTCGTTTTTATGTTAGCTTTGCATGTAGTTGGGCATTTGCCGAACTCAAGAAAATGGAAGGCAATGCTAAAATTATCAAGTTGATTGCACGTGATGAAAACCTGCATCTTGCAAGCACTCAAATGTTGCTGAAGCTTCTTAAAAAGGATGACCCTGGTTACGCTAAGATTGCAGAAGAAACTGAAGCTGAATGCATTAAGATGTTTGTAGACGCAGTTGATCAAGAAAAAGCATGGGCAAAGTATTTGTTCAAAGACGGATCGATGATTGGACTGAACACACAGTTGCTAAACGAATACATTGAGTGGATCTGCGCAAGACGTATGGGTCACGTAAATCTTCCATGCCCATACAAGGTTCCATCGGCTAATCCGTTGCCATGGACGCAAAAATGGATCAGTGGTGCAGACGTTCAAGTTGCTCCACAAGAAACTGAAATTACTAGCTATGTCAGCGGCGGCACTAAACAGGACGTTGGCACCGATACATTTAAAGGACTAAGCCTATGATAGAAATTTGGGGGAAACCACAGTGCCCATACTGTGAAAAAGCAAAGCGTCTTTGCGAAAATAGAAATTTAAAATATGTTTACAAGCAACTTGACGTTGACTTTACTCGAGACGAAATTCTTGCAGAGTTTCCCGAAGCAAAAACATTCCCCCAAATTAAAGTCAACGGTACCAGTATCGGCGGCGCTGATAACCTAGTGGTTTACTTAGAAGAAACTGCATACAACGGAACAGGGTGGTCACTGTAATGGCAATGAAAAAAATAAAAAAATCAAGATCACCTAGTATGAAAACACGAGCTATTAAAGCAGCAAAACGAGCTATTAAAAGGAAAAGATAATGTTAATTGAAGCACCGTTAAAAGATGGTGATACCGTTACTATTAAAACATTCAACGGTGACGAACTGATTGCTAGATTGGTTGAAACTAAAGCAAACACCTACGTAGTATCCAAGCCACTGGCAATTATGGCAACACATCAGGGAATCGGCTTAGGTCCGTATTCATTCACAGTACATCCTGATACAAAGATTGAAATAAACAAAAATGCAGTTATATTTGTTGCCAAAACAGATGCATCAATGGCAAAACAGTATATTTCTAGCACAACAGGATTGGCAATTTAATCGTGCCGGGCGTTGTAAGACAAGACGACAAAGACAGTTCGTTAGACGTTCCTTCACAATACTCGTCAAAGACCAAGATTGATGGAAAGTTTGTATATAGACACGGCGACCTAGACACTGCATTAGACACAGTGTCATCAGGTGTTGGATTAACTGAAAAGGTCTATATCGAAGGCAAACCTGTGGTTGTTGTTGGCGATGTAGATAGTGCTGGCGATACAAAGAATAATGGGTCAACCACTACTTTTGTTGGTTGACTATACTCCGAAGTTATATTAAATTAAAGTATAGGCCAACGAAAGGCAAATCATGAAGAAAATTTTAACTGACTGCGACGGTGTGTTGCTGGACTGGGAAGGACCATTCCACCAATGGATGACCAAGAAAGGTTACACCAAACTCAAGCACGGCATTTACAACCTTGCTGAAGCATACGGTATTCCCAAAGAAGACAAGCACGACATTGTACGTGAATTCAACGAAAGTGCTTGGATGTGCTGTTTGCCAGTGTTGCGTGACAGCCGTACCGGTGTTGCAACTCTTGTAGATGCAGGCTATACATTTGATTGTATCACTAGTCTTAGCACCGACCCGTATGCTAAAAAACTGCGTTGGGAAAATCTGCATCAGCACTTTGGCGGCGATGCATTTGACGATCTTATCTGTCTTGACACAGGAGCAGACAAAGACGATGCATTGATGAAATACGAGCCCGGGCTGTGGTGGATTGAAGACAAGCCAGAAAACTGTGATACTGGGTTGAAATACGGTTTGAAGCCAATTCTAATTGATCACCCACATAACCAATGGTATCAAAATCCACAGGTGGTTCGAGTGAAGAACTGGCGAGAACTATGCGAGGTAGTTCTTGCTTAATGAAGATTCTGTTCACGAAAAGTTAAAACTAGCATTTGCAATATACCTGCAAGAACATGAAAAGTTCGAAGTCAGGGGTGTTAAAGCAAGTGCAGTTCGTGCAAGACAGGCTCTTCACGATATGAAAGAACTAATCATATCTAGAAGAAAAGAAATACAAGATAAAAAGACTGAGTTATAAATACTATATGGATACTTTAGACGACTTAAGAAAATATATTGCTAGCGAATACGGAGTGTCTCCTGATTTTTATGACAATAAAATTTTAAAATATCGTGCAATCACTTTCGAAAAAAATACTGTTTCAGTTATAGAAGCAAACAAAAGGTTCACAGACATGTGGACTGTAAAACGAAACAAGCATTCAATTGACTTCTTCCACACTGATGAACTTGTTAATGCAGTGGGTCCTGGTGGAAGTTTATTGTATTGGTTTATGCCCGAATCGAGGATGTAATGGATAAAGAAAATATTTTGTATTTGTTCAATTTGGCAAAAAGAGCAGAATACTTTGACACAGTCAGAAAAGATACTATCAAATATATTTTTGAGCATACAATTTCAGAACAGCAATTAAGAATTGAATTGGTTGTAATGTCTGCAATGTGGGCAGCTAAGAAACTTAATACACACCTAAACAAGCATGACTTAGAAATGTTTTTTAATGTTGACACACATGATGAAAACAAAGAAGAAATATTTAATTTAGAACTGCTGGATCCTACGAAAGAACAAGTCACCCACACGGAACTGATGGATATGATTGTAGAATCATCAAACACAATATAAAGGTAACCCATGAATCCCCCAAGTAGATCTCACCGCAACTGTCCTCAAGAATTGATTGACGAATTCTTAAAAAATGGTAATAAAATTACTGTCTGCAAACCTTTTGAAACCACTGAAAACATTGTATACACAAATGGATTCTATGGTAAAAAACAAAAAACACCTACAGAACAAGAAGTTTAATGTTAGCGTTAATATTTTATTTTCGTGTAAATAAAATATGACACAAACAGAACGTAAAGAAGCCAATAGATACTATTGGATTGTTAAAGGGCATTTGATTCCAGATGCATGGCCTGAAAAAGACATCCTAAGTGTGTATAACAGTTACTTTGAGCGTATCTGGGGCAATCACGAAAACGTTGTACACGAAGATGGCTTCGAGGAAGCATGGAGGAAAAAACATGGTTAGTAGAGATTTTGGAAATCTTTCAGACGA